TTACCCTAGTTCTAGCCAAGGTCAAAAGCAAGGTGGGCATGGGCCAGTGGGGGGCCAGGGGTATACGTATACACCTTCTGCCAGAAATTAGGGTTTTAGGGATCTGTTAACTACATACCGCCCCAAGGGGTAACCCACATGAAACCTCTCCCGTATGTCCCAAAAGGGCTATCTGTTGTAGAAGCCCTGGGAGGGCCCTTACAGAGCCTCTGAAGCTCTCCGCTAGGGTGCCCTAGAAAAACTCTCAAAGGCTATCTCCTGAAGCTCTCAGAGCCTCTGGTAGCTATGTGTAGGCTGTTTGCTAGGAAAGGGGGGTAAGTTGAGCTACAGAGCTTGGGGGAACGACAGAAAAGGTGAGGGCTTAAAGGGACAACTTCCTATAGGGAAAGCTTAAAGGGACAACTTCCTATAGGGAAAGCTTAAAGGGACAACTTCCTATAGGGGGAGGGTCTTTTCTTCGTTTATGTAGATTTATCTTGGTTAGGGTCTTGACAAAAGGGTGAAGGGCGGGTACCCTTATTTAAGTATTACCTAAGTAAAGACTTAAGGAAGAAAGCTTAAGTGATACTTAAGTATATATAATCTTTATAGAAATAATACTTAAGTACCTAAGGTACTACCTAGGATACCTCTCTAGGTCTCTACCTAAGTATTACTTAAGTATCTTATATAGGTAGCTGAAGTGAAATTTCAAGACCCCTGTAGAAGTTTTTCTTGTCGTTCTCTTCCCTACCCTCCCAACCCTTGGAAAGTCTCTTGACTATCTAAAACCTTAAGGTATAACTACTCATGAAGTATTTTATAAGTGAAAGAGTCCTAGAGAACTTCTACAAGGGACTCCTAGGCAATCCTTCTACTTTTGTACATATCCCAAAATCTGATGTGTTCTACGTAAGGGAACACTTGAGGTCAGCCTTAGGCAAAAACTTCACTCTTGATTATGTTGAGTGGGCTATGCTGAAAGAGGGTCTGATTGAAGCTAAAGACTGTTTTGAACCTAAGCTCAAGAAGTCTTGGGCAGAGTACCCTCTAGAAAAAGAAGCACCCCTATGCCCCCCAGAAGCTCCTTACCTCTCAATGTTCCCTCTAAAGTAGCTTGAGGGTAAAGATGGAGTTTCTTGACCTAACCCTTAAATATGTTGTCGTTCCAGCCTTGGTATTTATCTGGGCTCTTTATAACAAAGTACAGCAGCAGTCTACGGATATTGCCGTATTGAGAGCGACTACTCTGGCTAATAAAGAAGCTCATGATAGAGAGTTCAAAGCTATGCAAGAGAGCTTCAAGGCTGTAATGGTTAAGCTAGACTCTATTGAGCAAGCCCTTAGAAAGTAAGATGAAGATGAGTCTGTATATTAATGATGCTACCGTAGACCTAGTTAAAACCTTTGAGGGCTTTAGGGCTGAAGCATATAAATGTCCAGCTGGTGTTTGGACTATTGGCTATGGTACGACAGCTTCAGCTGGTCTTGGTATCTCTCCCTCTCTGGGGATGAAGGTAACTCAAGCTGAAGCTGAAGGGTATTTGAAGAAGGGCTTGGAGAAGTTCTCTGAGGAAATTACCCCTTACATTAAAGCTCCTATTAACGACAATGAATTTGGTGCCTTTCTCTCCCTTGCCTACAATATTGGAAGTACTGCATTTAGACGTTCTACTGCCCTTAGTAAATTTAATGCTGGGGACAAACAAGGTGCAGCAAATGCTATCTTGTTGTGGAACAAGGCAGGGGGGAAAGTCCTTAAAGGTCTTGTCCGTAGACGTGAAGCTGAGAAGAAATTGTTTCTGACTCCTGTCGAGAGTTACAATGTACCTATTGAAGAGAAGGCAGAGAGAGCCTCAGTTTCTCAATCTACTACAGTTCAAGCTTCTGCTCTTCAGATTGCTTCCGGTGCTGGTGCAGGTCTTGCTGCCTTGGGTGGCCTCAGTGGTACTGCACAAGTAGTGGCACTGGTATTTGCTGGGGTAGTTGTTCTTGCCGCTATCTGGGTTATGCGGGAGCGTCTGAAGGCTTGGTCTGAAGGTTGGAAGTAATCCATGTTCTTGAAGCTTAAGTTCTACTTCTTGGTATTTGGAACCTTTCTTGCTGCTCTTGTAGTGAGTTGGGTGAGTGGCAAAAGGGAAGCTAAGTTTGAGCAAGAGCAAGAAGGGCTTCAGAATTATATTGATACCAGGAAAAGAATAGATGAAGTCTCTGAGCATACTAGCCCTGATGCTGCTCGTGAGTGGCTGCGCAAGCGTGGAGAGTGATTCTAAGGCCCTCTGTGATGGCACTAGGGTTGCACGTAGCGAACACGCCCAGACACTCTCTGAGAGCCCCCACGACCCCTCTGTGATGACGGGTGCCTATCTTATCCAACTCATTGATGCAGGGTGTAGAGACAATGCCAACTGAAAAAGACCCTAGACTGGCTAGAGCAGGTGTCTCAGGCTTCAATAAACCTAAAAGAACCCCTGATCACCCTAAGAAATCCCATATTGTTGTCGCTAAAGAAGGTGCTAAAGTCAAGACAATCCGCTTTGGAGAGCAAGGTGCCAGTACTGCAGGTGCACCTAAAGTTGGTGAGAGCGAGAAAATGACTAAAAAGAGGGCCTCCTTCAAGGCTAGACATGCAAAGAACATTGCTAAAGGCAAAATGAGTGCAGCCTTTTGGGCCGATAAGGCGAAGTGGTGAATAAAAGATGAATAAATTGGGGTATGAGGCCAAAATGATGGGTTTGATGTTTGGGGAAGTCTTGGAACTCTCCCCTAAGAACAAGACCAGAGCTGAAAAGTACTGGATGTATGGCTCGTCTCCAGAAGAACTTGCAAAAGCTTGGGGTAAACCTGTGGTTATTGCCGAATTGAAGAAGTGTGCTAATTGTGAGTACTTTGATAACAAGGTTCAAACTCTCAAAGCACATAAACTTGAATCTGGTATGGGTGCCTGTAAGAAGTTTCTCTTCGCTTGTAGCCAAGATGCTGCTTGCCAAGCTTGGGATTGCCCTGAGATGGAAGATGATGACTAATGGCACCCCGTAATTACAAGTCTGAGTATGACAACTACCACGCTAAACCTGAGCAGAGGGAGCGTAACAATGCTCGTAAGAGGGCCAGGTATGCCTTAGAGAAAAAAGGTACTGTCTCTAAGGGGGACGGCAAAGATGTTGATCATAGAGACGGTAACGCTAACAACAATAAACCTAAAAACCTTCGTGTAGTTAGCAAGACTGTTAATAGGTCTTTCCCCAGAACGAAGACAGCAACCAAGAAAAACGCAAAGGACTAACAACATGGCTACCTTCAAAGAAGCATTCAAAGAAGCCCGTAAGAAATATGGCGCAGGTAAGACTTTTACTTGGAAAGGTGAAACTTACTCCACCAACTACTTAGAAGAAGAAGGGTCTAAACCCACCTCCACTAAAACGACTACACCTAAAACTTCTCCTCGCCCTCGTGCACGTCCCGCCTCTAAGGATGTAATGGAAGGATACCGTAAAGGTGATATCAAGACCTCTAGCTTGGATAAGCCCGTTGGTCAAAATGGTCGTGGTGATGGTAGTGCTGAAATGATCCGGCGTAGTGCTGAGACTGCACTTTCTCGCGTAGAAGCTCGAGGTTCTAAGCCTGCTGCAAAACCTGTTGCTTCTCGGGAATACCCTGAGACAGACAACGTAGCTATCCGTGCTGCCAGGGCAATCCGAGGTGCAGTCTCAGGTGCTGGTGGTATCTCTGACCGTAAAGATCCGAAGCCTTCTGGGTCGTTCACCTCGCCTGCACAGCCTAAAGCCCCCGCAGCTACCCCCTCGATCACACGTAAAGATCCGAAGCCTTCCGTGTCGCCCACTGCACCGAAGCAGCCTACGTCTCCTGCAGCTACCCCCTCGATCACACGTAAAGGTGAAGGTAAAGGTAAGCCGACGAAGAAAATGACTGCAGCAGAAATGAAGCGTCTGATGGAAGAGTTGGAGATGCAAAAGCGTCGTAGTGCATACAAGAGTCGTATGACTCTTCGTGAACGTAACCAACGGTAATTGACATGCCCCTTACCCTTAAAGGTAAAAAGATCAAGTCTGCTATGTTGAAAGAGTATGGAAAGAAGGCTGGTGAAAAGGTCTTCTACGCCACTGAAAACAAGGGCACTATTAAGGGTGTCACAAAGAAGGGTAAAAAGAAATGATGAAGCCTAAACAAAAAGTTAAGGACGATCGTCTGGCCACTGGAACTGTACCTCGCTACGTTAAAAGTGGTTTGCTTTCAACGCCTAACAGAACTAGCCCTATGGTTCCAGTTAAAGCAGTGTCTAGCCCTATGGTTCCAGCTACAGCAGTACCTAGCAAACCTGATAAGGTTAAAACCTTTGGTGCAGTTCTCAACCCTGCAACTCCTATTGATCCAGTTAGACCTAAGGTTATTCCAAGTAATTCTAGCGGTATGGTTCCAGCTACAGCAGTACCTAGCAAACCTGCTGAGGTTAAAACCCCTAGTACAAGTCCCATTCGCCCTCGCCCTGACTCTACAGTA